ATGTGGCCTGCCGGCCACGGGTTCAAGCCATTATGGAGAGAACCCGAAGAACCTGAATATGATTTGTCGGTCTATCAGATCAGTGTTTCAGAAAGGGAAGGAAGTCCGAAAGAGAGAGCGAATCCGAGGCCATAGCCTCCTTCTCGGAAGCTCGCCCCGTGCTTCGAAGGTTTACTGAAACGGGGCACCAAAAAATGAACCAGACCGCCCTTGACTTTACAGCCTATCCCGCGAACCCGGCGAACTACGGCACGGAACTTTGGTGGACGTTCGAGATCATCAAAGCCAGGGGCGAGGCCTGCGGAAAAGACTTCAAAGACAATCCCGATAAGAGAATTCAGGAGTACAGGACCCGCGTAGCGGCGCTGAAACACATGATGCCACAGGGATGGACGATCACCACGGTACGGCATCACGGAATCAAGTTTGTGTTCTATAAAATCATTAAAATTGGAGAAAGGAGTAAGGCAGCGTGATCACTACCAAGGAAGAAGCTAAAACAAAGTGGTGTCCGATGGTGACGTTTTATGCTCTGCCGGGAAACTGGTTCCGGTTTTTTATTAAAAAACTTACCTCATGGACATCGACACGGGGGAATACGGGGCGACACTGTATCGCCTCCGATTGTGCAATTTGGCGGTGGTCTGACCCTCCGACGAAGTTTAAGGTTGACGTTCCGGCCTACGAAACGAAGGGTGATCCAATCGGACACGATATCCCGTTTCCAAACAGGCGTGGTTATTGCGGCCTCGGAGGTAAGCCATGATCCCCCCGCATCCTGACCCTGAGCGATTGAAAGAGATCGACGCCCGCATTGTGAAGACCATCCAGGACATTAAGGGGATTGCAGAAGCGATCCTTGGCAAAGAAAAATACGAGGAATTGAGGCGAAGATATTATGTGCAACGCTCACAATAGGAGACTAACATGAACCACCAATTACACGCGACAAATGCGGCCCTGGGGATGCTGTTTAAATCGCTGGAGGAAGGGTTTGGGAAGAAGGACATAAAGATTGACGGTATCTGTCGGGAGTGCGGGAAGCCCTGCACGAAGGCACCGGAGGACGGCCTGTCTGAGTGCTGCACGTCGGAGGTGCTCCGGTGGCCGGAAAACGAGAAATGAAAGGAGGAACGAAAGATGAAAATGAAGGTCTATTTTAGCGGAGAGGTCATTTATGACATGGACAAAATTGACGCCGTTCTTTCTGGTGTCGCCGTGGATAACAAGGGCGGATATGGCGATGAGGCCATTTACCTCCCGAAAGAGTTCCGTCCTTCCCTTGAAGTAATCCGAGACGATCAACTGGTCGTAGAGGAAAAAGAAACAATCGAAGTTCTAAAAAAGAAGCTCCGAGACACGGAAAAGGAAAAGAGCGATGAATGGCTAAAAGCATATAATTCCAATAAAGAAAACGAGAAGCTCAAAGAAGAACTTTCCGGGCTAAAAAAACTGTGTCCACACAAGGAAGAAAACGAACCCGACAATAAATGACCCTGATTGCCTCTACGGGGGCGATGAAAGGAGGTCGAAGTGAAAGTAAGAATCGGAATGGATGTTTCTTCGTGGAGTAAACCGGGGGGTATGTATTTTTTCGATGCTGATTCACCTTCAGTGTCGAGTAAATTTCCCCATGATACCACCCGCTATATAGTGGAGGTTGAAATTCCAGACCCGATCAAGCCGGATGTTGTCATGACAGGAGAGGCAAAGGAGGCCGCCCATGAAGAAACTCATTGAGCGGTTCGTCACTAAATACCTTGCCGAAGACGAAGACCGTGCCCGCAGGATCATCAAGCGGCTGCCGTTCAGGTTGCACGTAGCGGAGAAGCCGAGGAAGAAAACCATAGTCATTGACAAGATGGAAGGAAGGATAACGGAGTAGGGGGGAAAGATGGAACAAACGAAGTGGCTTGAAGAGAGAAGAAAGGGCATTGGGGGATCAGACATTGCCGCGATCCTCGGACTATCCCCCTGGAAAACGCCCTTTCAGGTCTATCAGGAAAAGCGCGGTGAAATCGGGAACCGGGAAGGAAATGCGGCAACGGATTGGGGAAAGCGCATGGAGCCTGCTATCCGCCAATGGTATTCAGATCAGACAGGCCGAAGCGTGAGACTCCCCGAAAAGATCATGTTCCACTCAAAATATCCGTTCATGCTGGCCTCGCTCGACGGGTTCACCGATGACCGCCGCGTGGTCGAGATCAAGACGGCGCGATCCGGGAAGGGATGGGGTGAACCATTTACCAACGAGATTCCCGATTACTATGCCCTGCAATGCCAGCACTATCTGATTGTGACCGGATTTGAAGTTGCCGACGTTCCGGTTTCCATCGCCGGGGGAAGCCCTGCGCTCTATGAGGTGCCGGAAGATAAGGAATTGCAGGAAATGATAATTGAGGTTTCCGCGACATTCTGGCAAAGGGTCATTGACGGGAATCCCCCGGACGTGACGACATACGCCGATGCCGTTCAAAGGTTCGGCAGGAGTAGGGCGGAGGGCGTTGTTGTTGCCTCTCCTGATGACATTATGGCCTTGACCGACCTGAGAGCCGCCCGCCTAAAAATAAGTGAACTGGAAGCTACCGAAGAAGCCGCAAAAGGGAAGCTGATTATCTCCCTCGGTGACGGAGGGAATGTCTTAGCGGACCCTGCGGGGAATACCCTCATCACCTATAAGCTCGGAAAGGGCGTGACAAGATTTGACGCAAAGACCCTCGAAAGAGAGATGCCGGAAATTTACGCGAAATATCTCAAAACCTCGGAGCCGGTTCGCCGGTTCCTCTTGAAGTAAGGAAGGAGAAAGATCAATGGAACACTTGAATGAAGATTCCCCTATCGTTACGAGGCCGCAAACCTCCCAGGCAATGATTGAAGTCGAACAGCAAAGGGCGATTGCCGAAGTCCAGGGTGCTATTGTCCTCGCCAAGAAATTCCCCCGCGATCCGATCAAGGCAATGGACAAGATTCTCACGGCCTGCCAGCGCCCCGGCCTCGCGGAGCAAGCCCTTTACTCTTACAGTAAGGGCGGCACGGAAATCACGGGCGAATCCATCAGGCTTGCTGAGGCCATTATCCAGAACTGGGGAAACGCTCAATTCGGAATCCGGGAACTTGAACAGAGGAACGGGGAAAGCACCGTTGAAGCCTTCGCTTGGGACGTGGAAACCAATGTCCGGCAGGTCAAGACTTTTCAGGTCAAGCATATCCGCCACACCAAAAAGGGGAGTTACAACCTCGAAGATCCTCGCGAGATTTACGAGATGACGGCGAACCAAGGGGCGAGAAGGCTTCGGGCCTGTATCTTGGGGATCATCCCCGGCGACGTGCGGGAGGCCGCCGTGACGCAATGCGAACAGACCTTGAAAGCCAAAGCCGACACCTCCCCGGAAGCCCTGAAAAAACTTTTGGATGCCTTTGAACCCTTTGGGGTGACAAAAGATCAGATCGAGAAGCGCATCCAAAGGCGCCTTGACACCATCACCCCGGCGCAGTTGATCCAGTTGCGGAAGATTTACAATTCCCTGAAAGATGCCATGAGCACCCCGGCGGACTGGTTTGAACTGGACGCTGAACAGAAAACGGGTGCAGGGGAAAACCTCAAGGAGAAGGTTAAGAAAGCGGCGGCCTCCGGCAAGAAGAGTTGTCCTAACCTCGAAAATCAGCCCGTGACCGTTGCCGCCTGTGAGAAATGTTCATCCAGGCAAGGTTGTCCAGCGTGGGATTAACTTACATGGAGAGCAAGGTGAAATAGGAGGCCGCGATGAGTAGAAAATCGTACCCTAAAATAGGATATGAGGAAAATGTTGCCCCAAAATATATCTGCGTCATCTGTAAGAAGCATGGGGCTAACATCAGGGTTACGGTGCAAGAAACTTGGATGCGCGGTGACGACGAAGTTTATTATATTCACAAATCTTGCAGACGAGGAAAACCTTACGAAGATGTCTCTTTGCTTAGACAACTTGGATACTCTGTCAGGGGAGGCTACGATGATTAACGAGATCAGGGAGGTCTTTGAAGAGCACCGTAAAGGTGCAATAGTTACGTGCGAAGAGAGTTGCCCATGTTGGCAGATTGAACACCTGCGGGAGATCGGGAGATGATTGACGACTACCCTGTTACCTGTTCCTGCGGTTTCTTCGGCATGAGGCTGGAGTGTCCGCAGGGACGTTGCCTATGGTGCGGGGAGAGGGTTAGGAGAGAGAAGGAGGGAGAAAATGGACAGATCAGAAGCAATCAAGAGAATTTCTGAGTTGTCGTGTCCGTATAACCACGTACGAATGACAGATTGTCCTCATTGTGCGGAAGAAGTTGAGTCACTCGTAAAGATGCTTGTGGAGATAAAGGACAGACCGGTTGCAGACGACAAGGAGGCCTCTCATGACTCTGAGCGTTGACGAGAGGAAGCGGCTGACGTTGTACGGGCGCAAGCTCCGGATCCTCGTCAGGGGAAGGTGAAGGGATGACCATGCTCCAGATGTGGATTGCCCTCCGTGCCTTCCGCCTCGCACTGGTGTTCGTGGCGGCCTATAGCGCGGTGAGGATATGGATGGAGGTTGGGGGATGAAACAATACTGGCTAACCCCGAAGGGAATTTACTTAAAACTTAATGAGGAGTTTGGTTTTGATTTCGATCCATGCCCATATCCAAAACCAGATGACTTTGACGGACTCAGTGTTCCTTGGGGTAAGTCAAATTATGTTAATCCGCCCTTTCGTCGCAATGACGGGAATGGCGCAGGACCTACAGCCTTCGCAAGAAAAGCAATCGAAGAAAACAAAAAGGGTAACGCATCGGTGCTTCTTTTGCCAGTTCAATCTTATGTTAATTTACTTTTAGAGGCTGGAGCGGAGCTAAGATCTATGGGAAGGGTCCGTTGGATAGAAACCACAACAGGCGAACCATGCAAAAGCCCGTCACCTATTTGCTGTTTTATATTGAGAAAGGACACCCCATGAACCTTACCCTTAACCTCCTCCTTATCCTGCTCCTCCTCTGCCCGGTGACGGCGGGGGCGGATATTATAATTTGCAACCCTGATTGTAGGGAACCGATCATTCCTCCCTGCTGGTGTACCTGTGGTCCTATTCAAAACGGGTGTGCTCCCGATTGTCCGCCAGCCTTAGCCGAGCAAATGATGGACTCATGCTGTGACGGACCATCAGGAGCCTATAGTCCAGAATGCTACAGAAGAAAAGTTTTGCAATGGGAAAGAATAAAAGAAACGGAGAAAAAGGAATGGTGAAGCCGTGAAGAAAGGAGGATTAAAAATGATAATAGCCGCTGTCGTGTTTTTTGTGGGCTTGATCATGGTCGTGGGAAGTTGGGGGTTTTTGGCTGATTTCTACACATCATCAAAACTGTCCCTTCCTCCCGGATGTTATTTGATAACTGATGGAAAGGGACATTACGCCTGGCGGAACGAAGATCAAACGTCAGCAGCTTTCGACAGCAGGGCTGATGCTGTCCGTAACGCAACATTCAACTCAATACACCCGACAAAATTCCCTGACAATTCCTGGGTAAAGGACGCTCCATGACGAAACCGCTCCTGACAACGCTCCCATAGAAGCCCCATAGCTCATTTAGAGGCGTGTACACCCTTATATTAACCTAAAGACAGGCAAAAGACACCTTGAACCCGATTTTGCTCTATCCAGCCTATTGTAAAGAATGTCACTCCGGGATACCTGATCCCCGGTTTATCAGGGGGCAGATCGCCCAGGACTTCTGTAATCGCACCTGTAAGGACCGCTTCCACAACCGGGGGGGAAGTTGAAGAGCGCCAGAGACGTCGACCGGAAGGCACTGGGCGCGGAGCTAAAGGAACTCCTGGGAAGGCATGGGATAAGGATATGACCGCCTTGACTATGCCCCTGAAAAATAGTATCCATCCCCCTGGGGGCTATGGGTTTATGGGGGGATCAATCCATTTCCAGAGGGACAGATTCTATATTTCTCTTTACTGGCATGGAAGACATGAGAAATTCTGGAGATATCAGGACGAACCACTTTATGACAGACGAACAGCCTTCAAGCTCCTTTCGAAGATTCAGGCCGACATTGACAATGGCTGCTTCGATCCCCGCACTTATAAACCAAATAATCCCCTCACGCTGAAAGCATTTTCCGAGCACTGGATATCCCTTTCCACGGCCTGCCGCAACACGAAGCGCCGTTACCGCTATGAGATCGGGCGCGTAATATCATACTTCGGAACCGATCATGATATCCGGCATTTCACCCATTCGAAGCTACTCCAATTTTATCAAGAAGTGACCGGATCAGACGACACAAAATACCACGTCCTAACGACCCTGAAAACCATGCTCCGGTTCTACAAGAAAGATGTACCGGCCTTCATGCTCCCTGAGTTCCCGCCTCTCACGCAGCCCGTACCGGAGGAAACGAAATATCTGACATATGATGAGCAAGCAAAGGTCCTTGAGGCCATCCCTGAGAGGCACAGGCCCATTTTTATCATAATGATGGAGTACGGCCTCCGGCCCCAGGAGGCGACGGCCCTGAAATGGGATTGCATCGAAGCCGGGAAGATCATCTTCCGGAGATCTCACAGTGAATACGAATTGAGGGAAAAGACAAAGACCGGTGCGGTCCGGATTGAGGATCTGACAACGCGGGCCTCTCAGGCCATCGTTGAATCCGGGAAACTACCGGCATCAAAACACGGATGGGTTTTCTATCATAATAAACGCGGGTCCCACTATGACAACAAGATACTAAATAGGATATGGAATGCGGCCTGCGAAGCATCCGGTGTCAAAAACATCGGACTCTATGAATCTGTTCGACATTCCCTCGGCTGCCAACTCGCCGACGCCGGATATTCCATAGACTTCATCCAGGATGTCTATAAGCATACCTCGATCAAGACCACGCGGCGCTATGCGAAGCGCAGCCGCCACTTGATTTCTGAGGCCCTTGAATCAAGAGGGAAAGTTGTTCCGTTTGCTGGATGTTTGCTGGAAGAAAAAAGAAGCCCCAAATGACCGAAATCACTTAGGGCAAATGGTACGCCCGGCACGATTCGAACGTGCGACATTAGCCTATTATCTTAATAAATTCAATACCCACATTACCCCTGCTGGAAATCTGCTGGATATTGTCCGTCAAAGAGGGCTGTCTTTTACCTGAAAAAATCGGAGATGTCAAATCGAATCCCGGACTCGTAGGACCATCACATACCAAATATATTCCGTCGGCGTCAAATAAACAACCCGCTCAATCTCAAGTGGTGAGCCCTCAAGTATAGATGCAAACATCTCGGGTGTTGAATATCCGGGACTTCCATTTTCGAAGAGTACAAGTCGGCCCTCTGCCGTTAGGTGCCGATGTGCCTCGCCGAATAGCCGACGGTGCAAACTCCACCCTGGATCGTTTCCCCTTCTATGATAGATTGTATGGGCCGGGGCGTCACCATGGGGCGGATTTGAAACAATGAGATCGTAGGCTTTTTTTACTTCATTGAGTCCATCTGATAATATGACATCGACGGCAGAATCGGGATATCGGAGCAGCGTCTTTTGCATAGACTCCACGGCGCACGGGCTGATATCTAACAATGTAACGCCCCCTAACTGCGTCTCATCTTTACACGCAAGGCCGATTGCTCCAGATCCGGCGCCGATCTCCAGAAGACTTCGCGCCTTTCGTTCCCTTATCATCGAAACGAGAAAAGACGCAAACAGACTTGATGCCCTGTTTGGGACCGCCGTCCCGGGCGTCACATGCACTTCTATGTTTCGGAAGCTGACCCACAGAGCGGGCATCTTCCATATATGCCATTTCATTGTAGCGATAGCACGGGCCGGGGAAAGAAATGCACGGAAAGACTTATAGGACCTTGTCAGCATAAAGTTAATTATGCGCGGAGAAGCCTTCAAGTCAAGTATTTTTTAGATCAACCGACGGATTCTCTTTTCCAGATCTTTGGCTTGCCTCTCGGCAGACTGCGTCTCAAACTCCAATTCTTGGATGATGGTCATTTTGTCTGATTCCGTCATTTTCTTCGGGTTCCGGTCGCTTGCGATTTCGATGATCCGGTCAATGCAGCGGCGGGCCTTGTCTTCGTATGCGTGTTGCAACCACTCCTGAATCGGAACCCCGATCACGGCGAGAATAGCCTTATCCTTTTCGTTTGTTCCCTTTACGATGTGATCCGACATTGCTTCCTCCTTAACAGGCTAAGAATCCAGAAAATCTTGTATTAACAAGAGCGCCGACAATCGTGTCCTGTTGGGCACCCCCGCCGTAATTATATTGCAGATATGCGGTATCAGCGGCATCCATATCCGCAAGGATTGCACCATTGAAACCTACATTGTCAGCATCAGCGGAGAGCGTTGTGACGGGAAAATAAAAGTCATAGTTACGATTGCTTGTGACAAGTCGAATCTGTAAATACGTGCGTGCCGTATCAGCGCCGTTGATTAAAACGCTAAAGCTGAACTGGTATCTTCCCGTCACCGGAGCCGTAAAAGTATTGGCCGCAAAATCTGATCCTTGATCGAAAACCTCAACATCCATCGTGATCGTCGTACCGCTGGCCGGGTTCCCCATTGAGGCACCCAGATTTACAAGAAACGCTGGTTGCGCCGGGTTTGTAACCTCGGCAACCCGCTGATATGCCACGCACTTCCAGTTTCCAGACCCCAAACTCTCAAATATCGCGGTGTCCCCGTTCACCGTGAGGATGTTTGCCCCGCCAGGGAGAATCAAAGATGTCGCGTTATGAGTCAATGTCAGAGCCCCGGTAAAGCGGACGATCCGGAGCGTTCCCGCCGCGACCGTGCCGAGTGCCGTGATCGCCGTCGTCCCCGTGACATCAACAAAAAGCCCGCTCGCAGCCCCGATGTCGGGGGTAGCCGACGCGATATCCGCGCCTTTTGTTTGCATGAAAAGCGTATTATTGAACGCGGCGTCTATCTCAGACTTCTTCGTCGCGTTTCCGAGCGTAATTGTCAGCGAGCTTGTCCATGCCATATCTCACCACCAGAGAGATTTATTTTTTGAAGTTTCGTCACCTGCAACGGCGTACCCGTTAGCATCGCACCAGAAACCGGAGTCGTCGCGCTCCTGGGCCGTGGCCGCCGCCCATGCCGGGGCCGTGTCGCCCATCCAGAACCCAACGTTGTTCCCAAAGTCCATTATGTCGCGCCCGGTCAGCGTCATCTTTACCGGGAAGCATGAAAAGTCCTTGCCGATCAACTCGAATATCCTCTCATCGAATCCCCCCGCCGTTCCGTAGGGCGCTCTGGCCAACGTGACCTTGATCTTATCGCCGAGCAGTTTGTTGATCTGCACCGCCTTCAAGAGCACGTTCAGAGTCGGCGACGGGTCCCGCGTTACCCAATTGATCCGAGCGGCCAGTGTCGTGGCCTGGGCGCTGGTCCGGAGATAGGTCTCGTGAGTCAATACCTCATTCTTGGCGTATTTATACTTGCTCGCCGCCGTGCTCTCCTCCACGTAGAGATGTTCGCCCTGATTGCAAAGATAGCCATATCCGACCTTGACCTTCCAGAAGAGGCGCGAGGTGTCATCCTTGACTGACGGGACCTGGTCTTCCAGGATATCCATATAGTCTATGACCGGGATCGTCCCCGTGGCCGAGGGCTCCCATGTCCGGTATCTCAGAAGACCATCACCGTCCTCATCGAAGAAAGCGAGGTCTGATTTGCAGATCGTTTCAATGATCGTCAGGGCAGAGGTCACGGCCTCAATGGGCACGTTCAGCGTCACATCACTCAAAGCCTTTGATGCCGTGAAGCTCGCCGCGTTCAGATCCGCCGCCGCGTATCCGCAAAGGTTTGTCAGAATGTCCTCGGCGATCTCCGGAGCGCCCTCGATCAGAACAGACGCGACATGATATCCCTCGAAGGCCACTTTGACCCGGGAGGTCCCCACCACAAACGAGGCTGTGTTGATCGTGAAGGTTGCAGCCGCCAAATCCTCATTTGCATGGACTATCGTCTGCCAGCCCGCCCCGTCCCCATAATCTACATAGACTTGTGTAATCGACTTGATCTCGTGGGCCGTCGTGTCGCAAATTTTGAACTGATAGGTATTCCCTGCATAGGCCGTGTTGATACAGGTCACCAGAGGGGCCTGAGCGGCACTGTACGATCCATAGTAATAGGGGATAGGTCTTCCCTCCGCGGAGGGGTCAAGGTTCGCATAGGTGGATGCCCAGAAGTCGTTTATGGGCAGCGTCCGCAGAAGATCGAAGCTATTTGATCTCAGATCAACGGAGAAT